TTCGAGTGGCGGCGGGGTTTACGGCTATGGACGAACACGGCGACTATTTGCGGCGTATTGGCTATTGTTCCGTGGCGCGCCAAAATGGTAAAAGCCTTCTTATGTCAAGCGTGCTAGGGCATTTTTTGACGGTTGAGGCCCCGCGACGGGGAACTCCGCAAACGGTTATAAGTGTTGCCCACAAACTTGACCTAGCCGTGTCTATGTTTAAGTTTCTTGCCCCTATTTTGGAAATGAAATACGGGGCTAAAGTTTCGTGGTCGTACGGCCGTAACGAACTAGAGGTACACGTACCGAACCCCGACACGGGCGAACTTACGGGGCCGCATAGGTGGCTAGTTCGTGCCGCCACCCCGCAAGCGGGACACGGCTACAGCGCCGATTTAGTTTTACTTGACGAAATTTGGTCTATTTCCGAGGCCGCTATTGACGAAGGTTTGTTACCTACGCAACGCGCCCGTAAAAACCCGCTTTGTCTTATGTTTTCTACGGCGGGTACTGAGGCGTCTACGGCTATGATTAGGTGGAGGTCGCAGGGGCTACGACAAATAGACGCCGGCGACATTGGTCCTATGTATTTTGCGGAATGGTCGCCGCCGTCGGGGTTGGACCCGTTATCGGTTGAGGCGTGGCAATTTAGTAACCCGTCTATGGGTTATCTGCTACCCGTGTCCGTTCTCGAAGCCGAAGCGAAAGCACCCAACCGGCAGGCGTTTTTACGTTCGTCGGTAAACCTATTCACGTCGGCCGCTAACGGTTGGCTAGAACCCGGTTTATTTGACACGTTAAAAACCGACGCGACTATACCTAGCGGGGGCGTTTTATCGGTCGATAGTTCCGTTGATAGCGCGCACTATGTAGGCGTTCGAGCCGTACAGGACGGCGACAAAGTAGCGGTAACTATTGCGTTTACGGTCGATAATTTGGCGTCGTGTTGGCGGGAAATAGAAACACTATTAGCCAACGACCCTAAACTTTTGTTGTCTATCCCGCCGTCTATGGAATTATCGTGCCCGCCGAAATGGGAACGCCGTAGAAACATTGTCGGGTTCCGCGAGTTAGGCAAATGGACCCAACCCGTTAGGGCAATGATTACCGAAGGCCGCCTATGCCACACGGGAGAACTACAACTAACCGAACACGTCGAACGCGCCGTAATGGTAAAGGCAAACGGGTCCGTTTCTCTAAGTTCGGCACGTTCCCCTGGCCCTATCGAGTTAGCGCGTTGTATGGTATTTGCCGCCGCGCAAGCGTCACGCGCACAACAACGCACGAAACCGACCCTAGTAGTCGTCTAAGGCTAGTATGGCGTTGCGCCCGTAGTTGTTCTGTCGGGGAATGGCTACGGGCGTTCCCCCATTTGCGGCCACTGTTGGCGTACACTTTCGGATTATGGGAATTTTTACGCGCACCAAAACCGCCGCTATGGCGACGTCGGTACAACCCGAAGTAAAAGCGGCCGTAGGGTACAACGCAGGCGCGGGACAAATTGGGAACTTTTACGCCTACATTGACGGCGACGCACGCGCCCGCGCTATGGCGGTCCCGACAATTTCCCGCGCACGTGACCTAATCGCGTCTATGTTTGCGTGTTTGCCTATCGAGTTTTACCGCGAGCAATGGAACGGCGAGGAAATGGAACCCGTCGAAATTGCGCCGCGTAGTTGGGGCCGTCGTTTAGACCCAACCGTAACTAATAACTTTATTATGGCGTGGACTTTTGACGATTTATTTTTCACGGGTCGCGCTTTTTGGCACGTACAAAGCAGAACGCAGGACGGTTTCCCCGCGTCGTTTACACGTCTACCCGCCGCAATGGTCACAACATCAGACCAAGCAGGCCCCGTATGGTTCGGTCCTAGTAACCAAATTTTCTTTAACGGGTTACCGCTGGACAGTCGCGACGTAATCCAATTTTTAAGCCCTATACAAGGGTTGTTATATATGTCGCAACGCGTGATAAATACCGCGCTTGCGCTGGAAAACTCAGTCGAGCGAAACGCGAGAAGCGCGATACCGGCGGGCGTTCTTCGGCAGGTCGGCGGCGAACCGTTAAGCCCCGCGGAACTATCCGAAATGGCGCAAGCATTTAACGAAGCACGTTTAACAAACCAAACGGCCGCACTAAACGAGTTTCTAACGTATGAAGCGACAACCGTTACACCCGACAAAATGCTATTAGTCGAAAGCCGCCAATTTCAGGCACTCGAACTCAGCAGAACGGCAAATATCCCGCCATATCTCGCCGGCGTCGCCGTTGGCGGCTACCAATATTCCAACGCAACGCAAGCCAAACAAGACCTATACCTATTCGCGGCAAAAAACTTTATCGAGTGTTGGAACCAAACAATGAGTAGCGACAACGTATTACCGCGCGGAACTTTCGTACGGCTAGACGTCGATAGTTACCTAGAGGAAATGGCGCAAGAAGGCACCTACACCGAAGTCGTAGAAACACGCAACGAAACCCCAACCCCAACCGAGGAAATGGACTAATGGAAATTTTACGTTTCACCCCTAACGCGTTCACGATTGACGCGGCCGCCCCCGACGGCACCCCCCGCCGTACAATTATGGGGCTTGCCGCCCCATACGGCCCCGAAGCGACGACTATGGACGGCACCCGTGTACGGTTCACTAAGGGTTCACTACCTACCGACGGACGCGCCCCGAAACTTCTCCAATACCACGACACAGCGCGCCCTATTGGCGTAGTAACCGAACGCGTCGAAGTTCTCGAAGGTGAAGGCGCGGGTATGTATTTCGCCGCACGCATTAGCGACACCCCCGCAGGCAACGAAGTTTTAACCCTTGCTATGGACGGCGTATTAGACGCGGTATCTGTTGGGGTAATCCCGACCGAATACACCTACGACGAAAACGGAACAATGGTCGTAACGGCTAGCCGTTGGGACGAACTATCGGTCGTCCCATTGCCCGCGTTCGAGGCTTCGCGTATCCACCAAATAGCCGCGCAAGCAGGTAATAATAATGAACAGGACGAACCCGACGACGGCCACGACAACACAGAACCCCAAGAGGAGACACCCGAAATGGAAAACGTCGAAACCCCAACAGTCGAAGCGTCTACACCCGTAACGCCATTGTGGGCGCAAGCACGCGCACACACACCAAAACTTCCAACCCCCGCCGAATATATGGTCGCGTTTGCGGCAGGCTCGACAGCGTTCGCAGAAATGAACGCGCGTATTTCTGCCGCCGCCCCAAACATCACCACCACCGAAACGCCGGGCATTTTGCCCGAAATCATCACCGGCGGCGTCTACGACTCGCTTAACCCGATTAGGCCTTTCGTTAGTGCTATCGGGACTAAGGCAATGCCCGCCGCTGGCGCTACCTTCCGTCGCCCAAAAATTGGTACACGCCCCGTAGTGACCGAACAGCCAACAGGACAGTTAAACACTCTCAGCGCGTCGGAAGTAACCGTTACAAATTCGGACGTCAGCAAACTGAGTTTCGGTACATACGTGACCGTGTCCGAACAGGACTTGGATTTCACAGACCCCGCGTCTATCAACATCATTCTCGAGCAGTTGGCTATCGCCTACGGTCAGGCGACCGACAACTACGCAGTAGACCAACTTGTAGCAGGAACCACACAAACCGAAACCGTCGTAAGCCTTTCGAGCCCCGCCGATTGGATTGCGGCAATCTACGGGGCCGCCTACCAAATTTCGGTTAATTCCAACTATTTGCCGACCCATTGGGTGATGAACCCCGTAACGTGGGCGAAATTGGGAATGCTCACCGATACAACGGGACGCCCCGTGTTTCCGTCGGTTTCACCTATGAACGCTTTTGGTTCACAGCAGGCAAACACTTGGAACGGTAACCCGTTGGGCCTTAACCTTGTCGTCGATAAAAACATTGCAGGCGGCACCGGCGCAGGCAGTTTGCAGGGCGTTATCGGTCACGCCGCAGGCGCGGCCGCTGGTTTCGAGTTCTACGAACAAATGAAGGGCGCGCTGTCTATTGACGTGCCACAAATTATGGGACGCACGATTTCGTTCCGTGGTTACGCCGCGACATTTATGGCCGACGCCACCAAGTTTGTAAAACTCGTCAAGTCCTAAACCGAAGGCGGTACCGCTATGGCGGTTTACAGCATTACGCACCACCAACGGTTAGACGACTACGTAGTAGTCCAACTACTAACCGTTTCCGATATTGAGGTAGGGCAGTCCGTAACTATTACGGGTTTAGGTAACGGTATGAACGGCACGTACGTTGTATCCGCTTTACCGTCGTACCTTTTTACGGGCGTCACAACCGAAGGCGATTTAGTTACAGACCCCGCATACCCGATTGCTAACCAAGTTCTGTTTTATGACGCCGGCGACGACGTGGAACGTAGCGCGGTACAGCCATACGGAACCCTTACCTATACGCCCGTTTGTACGTGGATTACCGCTACAAATATCGAGGATTGGCTGGGCATTGGTACAGCGTCGGCTTTAGACCAAACATTCCTAACGCAATGCGCGGCCGCCGCTAACGCTTTTTGTTATCGCCGTAGGCAAGAGGCTAACTACTTTGACAGTCTCACAACCGCCCCTAGCGAAGCCGTAAAATTAGGAACTATCCAATACGGCGGCGCGCTTTACCGTTCCCGCGGAAGTATTGGGGATAGTTTCGCGTCCTTCGACCAAATGGGTACAACCGCCTACACGGGGCTATCTGCCATTGTTAAACAACTATTGGGCATTGACCGCCCCGCGTGCGCGTAATGGCCGTAGTCGCCTACACAGACCTATTTAACGAAGTCCTAGACGACTTAGCCGCCAAAATTGCGGCCATTAGTGGCGTAACCGTTGTGACCGACCCCCGCAACCTTGCCCCGCCGTGTGTGTTTATTGACGCGCCAACCTTTGAGGCGTTTAACGGCAACATAGTAAAAATGCGTTACCCCATTCGAGTAATCACGTTGGGACCCGGCAACCTAGACGCGCAACGGTCACTAATGAACCTTGCCGCCAAACTACTAAACGCAAATATTGGCGTTCTCGAAGGACGGCCAACCGTAGCCATTATCGGCGGTACAGAACTACCCGCCTACGATTTACAACTATCTATACAAGCCCAAACACAATAGGAGTAACCCGTGTTTATTATTCTTTCCGAACGTTTAGGCGTTGTAGGTGCCGAATACGACGTAGAAGCCGCACGCGCAAGGGGCTACGACATTGAGGCGCTTATTTGGGGCGGTTTCATTGGGGAGAGTTCCCCCACAAAGCCCCGCAAGGCTAGTAAAGTTTCCGACAAGACCGACAACACAAAGGACTAAAAATGCCTACTAGTACCATTCTTTCTAACCCCGTAGTGACCGTAAATAGCGTCGATTTGTCCGACCAATGTACGGCCGCCACGTTTACCGAGCGTTACGGAGAACTTACCGCTACCGCGTTTGGTGACACCGCTAACAAGTACGTAAAGGGCTTAGGTGACCACGAAGTAACCCTTACCCTTTATATGTCGTACGCCGCTAGTGAAACCTACGCAACCCTTAAAGGCCTTGTAGGGACCACCACCACCGTCGTAGTAAAGCCTGCTACCGGCGTAGACAGCGCAACTAACCCCGGCTTTACCCTTACGGGCGCTTTCCTTGCCGAATTGCCCCATAACTTCGCACTAGCGGAACTTTCACAAATTGACGTAACCTTCCACGGTGGCGTTTATTCCGAGGACGTCACCCCGTAACCAAATAGGCACGAAAGGCCCGACCAATGAACCTAACAATTCGCGTAACACGCAACAGCGAAACTTACGACGTCACGACTAACCTATTCGTAACCGTTCTATGGGAACGCAAATACAAGGCGCGCGCGTCGGATTTGGCTACAGGCGTTTCTATGGAAGCGTTAGCGTTTATGGCGTACGAAGCGTCCAAAATGAACGGCGTAACCGTTCCCGTCGCATTCGACGATTTTTTACGTTCGGTTGAGAACTTAGAAGTGGTGGACAATGAACCCGCAAACCCTACCCCCGCGGCAGTTACCGCCGCCAACTAGCCGAACTTCTAATAGCGGTTGGCTTTTGGCCGTCTATGGTCCCGTTCGATACACGCGACCTAGTGACAGTAATAGACGCCTTAGAGAAACAGAACCGCGAAAATGCCCGTAACAGGTAACTTTGAGGTTTACGGCATACAAGAAGCGTTAAAACAAGTAAACGATTTTGACCGCGTTTTCCGTAGGCAAATTACAACCGACCTACAGCAAGGCGCAGGCGCGGAAGTTGTACGGCAGGCACGTAGTTTTATACCGACCGAACCACCCCTAACGGGTATGGCGCGCGGGTCAATGATTAAAGGCCGCAACGACACAAACTTTAATATCCAACGCGTAAGCGCGGGGATAAAAACGCTAGTAGCGAAACGCGCAAGTAAAGAACGAACCGTAACGTTTACGCGCCCGTTGTACCTAGACGGTCGCGCAATAAAAGGCGCATACACACAAACAATAGACTTTAAGGCTCGCCCTTTTGCCCTATTGACCGCCCAACAAAAAGACGCCGCGGGCGCACTATGGGACCACGCAGGCGTAAACGAACGTAGCCAATTCGTACAGAACCTTATTACCTACGGTAAACAACGTGAACCCGAAGCCCCGCGCGCATTGGCACAAGGCGTAGGAGAGGCTATGCCCACCGTTGAGGTAGAAGTATCCAAAGTTCTAGACCGCGTAAGTGAGAAACTAAACAAGAACCTACGCCTAGAAAAGACGCGCTAACTATGGCTATCAACATTCCCATTATTTCGAGCCTAGATACCAAAGGGTTCGACAAGGCTAAGCGCGAATTTGCGCAACTCGAAGGCGTCGGGGCTAAGTCTGCCTACGCCGTAAAAAAGGCCGCTTTACCCGCCGCCGCCGCTTTAGGCGCGTTAGGCGTGGCCGCTTTTGACGCCGCTAAAGGGGCAGTGGAGGACGCCGCCGCGCAAGCACTATTAGCGCAGACGCTTGCTAAGAACACGAAAGCAACCGACGCACAAATAGCCGCTAATGAAAAGTGGATAGAAACACAAGGCAAACTTTTAGGCGTCACCGACGACGAATTACGCCCCGTAATTTCGAGACTATCCACGCAAACTAAAAGCCTTGCCGAAGCCCAAAAAGGCGCGGCACTTGCTATGGATATCGCCGCCGCCACCGGCAAACCCTTAGCAACCGTTACCGAAGCGTTAGCGAAAGCGTACGGCGGCAACGAAAAAGCCCTAGCGAAACTTTCTCCCGAACTTAAAGGCCTTATCAAGGACGGTATGACCACCGAACAGGCGTTTGCGAAACTTTCGGAAACGTTCGGCGGGGCGGCCACAACTAAAGCAAATACCGCCGAAGGACAATTTAAGCGGCTACAAGTTTCGTTAGCAGAAACAAAAGAAACAATAGGCGCGGCCCTACTGCCAATTATCCAAAAGGTACTACCGTACCTACAGAAAATGGGCCAATGGGCAAGCGAAAACACGGGAACTTTCTTAGTTATCGCTGGCGCGATTGGTGGCATAGCCGCCGCCGTTATTGCAGTAAATACCGCTATGACCGTTTTTACCGCTATCACAAAAGCCGCTACAGCGGTACAAGCGGCCTTTAACGCGGTACTAGCAATGAACCCTATAACCCTTGTCGTTATCGCTATTGCGGCCCTAGTGGCGGGGCTAGTGCTCGCCTATAAAAAGTTCGAGGGTTTTCGCAACGTTGTAGACAGCGTATTTAGCACTATTAAAAACGCGGTAAGCGGCGGGTTTAGTTTCCTACGCGGCTATCTCGATTTTGTTTTAGGCGTCTATAAAGGCATTTTTAACGGCATAGCAACGCTATGGAATAACACCGTAGGAAAATTATCGTTTA